GATTTAGACTGTTAAGTCTGTTACCATTGCATGAGCTGCCTCATTCTTAACTACTAGAGTGTACTCTACGTTAAGTAAGTGCTTCTCAGAATCACCCATTTTAGCAAGTTGTGTTTGCTTGAATGGTCTTAGATAACATGTATTAGCCATTGAAGGATCTAATACTAATGCTACATCGTCAGCTAAGAATCTATCTGGTACAACACTTAGTGTGCCAAAGTCAGATAAATATACGTCTGCTGCACCAATGATTGTGGTAGCAGATGACTTAGGTGCTTGGTAGCGCTGTTCAGCAATGCCTTTAAAAGTAGAAACTACTTGTTTTTGAGCTGGAGAAACCAGTAACATTGATGGTTCACCACCAGCTGTGTACGCTTTTAATACAGCATCTTTTAGATTATCTTCAGTGAATGCACCAGCGCCTGCAACTGTGTTAGTTGTTAGCCATGACTGAATACCACCTAATTTACGAGGTGATGCTGATGTGCCAGCATCTTGTGCTTGGTCAGACAATAGGATCGACTCCATGTCTCGTTTGATTTCAGCTGATGCTTTAGCTAGTTGATATGCTGTTTCTGTAGAACGACCAGCTTTATCTACTTTATCATCAGTTGTTGATACTTGAATCACTTTATCACTGATCTGTGTGTAGTTACCAACGCGTGTTGTAGGTGTTAGCGTTGCTGATACAGCGTCTGCCCCTTCAACTTGTGCATTGTTTAAGTTTACATCAGCTAGTGAGTCGGTCTGCCATTCGTGGTAAGTGTTCTTTGCAGTTGTTTTACCAATTGTTGACATGAATGGTGTAGTTGTTGGCGATATGTCATAAATCGCATTTTGTAAGTCTTCACGAATACCTACGGTATCGTATGTTTTATATGTTGCCATTGTTTAGTTTCCTCAAATAAGGTTCTTGAATACAGAGACTGCATCCTCAACTGATCCTGAAGATTTTAGTCTCGCTCTTTGTTTTTGATGTATTGCTGCTTGGCTATTAGATACTTTCTTACCTTTATTGATAGTCTTTGGAGCTTTAGATACCTTTTTAACAGTACCAGCTTTAGACTTCATTATCTGGTCATACTTCATAGCTTTGTTAAGCATTAATACATGTCTTGAATCGTATACAGCACTCATTTCTTGTTCTGTAAAACCATTCGTTAGTCCATAAGAGCGAATATCTTTTTTGATCTGTTCACCTTTGACCTTGTCTGAGAATTCCGGCATCAACTCCACTAATTTCTTGGATTCATTAGCTACTGTTTGTTGCATGTGTTGTTGCTGAGCAAGTTGTTGCTCTTGCATAACCTTTTGACGCTCTTGATTTATAACGTTGAGCTTCTTTTGGTTCTCTGTTCTTTCTGCAATCTTAACAGCAAATGATACTGGGTCGTTCTCTCTAAGTTGTTCTAAGTCTTCACTAGAATCAAACTCATCGTTTAATACCTGTGATACTTGTTCCAACTTCTGAGCATACTCGTTTCGCACTGCAATGGATTCTTGTATCTTAGCTATATTAGCTTCGACGACTTTACGATCTTCAGAGAGTTTTTGACTCTTCTTAGTATAGTCTGCTTCCATTTGGTAGGATTTAATGAGATCATCTTCAGTTACTTCGACTTCTTCTCCAGCAGCTTTGACTTTATATGTCTTCACTTCTGGTTCATCTTCAACTTCTTCGACTTCATCTTCTTCTTCAGTAGCTTCTGGTTCGTCTTCCGACTCCTCTTCTACTTCTTCTTCCAATACTTCTTCATCAGTTTCCTCAACTGTTTCCTCGACCTCTTGTTCATTAACTACCTCTTGGTTATCGTTAGATTCTTCAGCGTTAAGTAGTGTCTCGAATACAGCTTGTGCGTCCTGAGGTTCACTACCATTATCTGGTGTCGTGACTTGCTCGTTTTCCATTTTATTTCCCTTTATATTGATAGATTAACTGTCTATCGTCAGTTTTACCGCTGAAATGCGGTTTTGTAAGTTATTGATTTATATACGTTTTTTATTTGTGTTTTTATACTGTG